TATTCTCGAGTCTCAAGTTAACTCAGGCTGGATATACAAGCCGGAAGCATTGCGTAACGTAAACGATATCTTCATGGTCGGACAAGGCAGAGGGATACCGTTACAACCGAACGTCTCCATAGCTGACTCGTTACAGAAGATTCCTTCCCCTGACTTAGCACAGTCTAACTTTATGATAGAAGATGGATTAGCGAAGGAGTTTCCTGCGATATCCGGTGTATCTGAAGAGCTATTAGCTACTGCAACGGATGATAAGGCAGGGATACTGGCTAAACTAAGGTCTGATGCTTCGGTTACTACACTCAGCTATCTGTTTGATAACCTTGACCGGTCGCTTAAGATACTGGGTAATAGAATCTTGGGGGCTTTCCAAAACACAATGATCCCTTCGAAGGTAGAAAGAATTATAGAAGAGGAGCCAACGGAGGAGTTTTATAACAAGAACTTTGGTAAATATGATTGTGTTGTTGAAGATGGTCTTAACAGCTCTACTCAGCGACAAGTTAAGTTTGTGCAGATTATGGCACTTCAGCAGTCTCTACAAGAACTTGGTACACCATTGCCTGCCGATATATTCATGGAAGAGGTTATGGATGCAATCACTATCAACGATAAAGACAAACTTATTGAATCATTGGCTAAACAACAACAAGCACAACAACAGGCCCAAGAGCAACAAGCGCAGATGCAACAAGCTCAACTTGAACTTGAGCAGAAGAAGGTTAATTCTCAACTCGGACTAGAATCAGCTAAAACTCAAGCTGAATACGGTCTTAACATAGAACGCAATACAAGAGCCGCTGCTAACCTTGGCTTGAAGAAAGAGCGAGAAATGGAAGCAATCAAGGATCTTGAACAGGCTAAGCTTGATAAGTTGAAGCAAATGGTTGAGATACAGAACTTGGACTTGGCGGGAATCGAGAGATTGCTCGTTATCATGAAGGCAATAAATGAGCCTATTGAGCAAGAAATGGTTAAGTCGCTTGAGGCTACAGATGTTTAAGAATAATGATAATGCATCACAAGAGTGGTGTGTTGTAGTTAGGCTATTAATATAGTTTTCTGCGTATGCATGGTGTGTGCGTAGAAAGTTTCTACAAAGAAAGGGCCACCAAATGGCTAAAATGAAAAAAGCTCCAATGCTTAATGACAAGAACGCGTTGTTCGGTCTCAAGGAAGGTTCTTTCCGCAGAGAACTCGTAGGCAACTACCATCCTGAATGGTCTCAGTACTGTGACCAGCTTGATATGGTTGATGCGAAAATGGACAGCATGGCTGGAAAAATCCAAAAGAACCAAAACAAACGTTTCTATTAAGAGATGGCAGCGAACATGCCGCAACCTCGGGGCAAGCTTAAGAATATTGTTGATAAGATTCTTAATCGTCCCAAGGATAAAGAACGTAAGAAAGAGAATGAAGGCGGTATAATACCGGTTCCATCTCGATACCAATAGATCCTGCTCGCTGTTAGGGGTTAAACTTTAGCGGCGAGCATTTTAATAAGGACAATCATGGCAAAGAAGAAAGAAGGAAAAGTAACCGTTGCTAAGGGTGTAAAGGTTGCGACAGCTAAGGTGGCTAAGATGCGCAAGAAAGAAGGATCTTCAAACGCAGGAGAATATAAAGATGTTTCTCGCCATGAGTTTGCCGGTGCATCAGGGGGAGCGTCTAAGTTCTCATATCCTATAAATAGCGTTGCAAGAGCTAAGGCCGCCTTAAAATTGGCTCACAATGCACCCAATCCCGAAGGTATTAAAAATGCGGTATATAAAAGATACCCTGAACTAAAACCTAAGAAATAGCTTTCTACACTTGGAGGTCTGATATGAAAAAGATCTTACTTGGATTACTAATGGTTAATGGGTGCTTAACTGCTCCAGACCGAGAAGAACCAACCTCTTTCACGTATAACCATGAAATAATAAAGGTCGACATTCAAGATGATCATATAGACCACGAGTCTCGCCGATTAAGCTATAACGATAAAGACAGCATGGACCAGAAAGAACGAGAACTACGCCTTATCCAAAGAAAGCTCACTATAGCGATATTTACTGCAATAGTAGGCTTTATGGGTAATATCGTAACGTTTCTTTCTACGTATTACGGAGTCAGATGTGAGTGAAGTTACTATTGATAAAATAGCCCAGATAGCTGATCAAGGTTCATACATGAGCCTATACGATATGGCTGAAGAGATGTATCGGGCTATTAACGAAAGAATTATACCCGACTTAGTAGAGCAAGGGGTCAAGAAGTATAAAGGTAAAGATTTCTTTGTGCATATAGAAACCAGTGCTGACCCGGTACTGCGTGAAGGGCTACCGGTTCCGAAAGTAGTGGGTGATGTACGTCTATCAATGCCCATTCCTAACTATGAGCAGCAGGTATACAAATATCGCTCTGGTAACCTAGATCTTTTGTGGGTAATACCTGATATGAACGAATGCGCACGCGTACGTGTAGAGTGCTTAGACTTAATCCCAGAAGAAAAACACAATCTAGAATGGGTCACTAAGTTCTACGATGGCACGTATGAAAGAATGTCCAACGAGTACAATAACAAACTGAAAGTATAGATATGGAAGAAAAAGAATTAACTGAGACCGTTGAGACTGAGGAAACTCCTGAATCAACTGAAGAACATACTGAGCAAGTAGCTCAAGAAACCGCCCAACCGACCAAAGAAGAGAATATACGGGCTTTAAGAGAAGAAAACCAACGCATAGAAAAACAAGCACAAGAGTACCGACGACAACTGCAGGCGTACCAACAACAGCAGCAGCAGACACCACAACAACGCAGAGAACTTAAAGACGATGATCTGGCAGAAGGCAAAGATATCAACGAGATTAAGCGCCAACTTGAGTCAATGCGTATCAAAAGTGAACGCCCAGGCATTGATACAATCGTAAACTCACAGATGGGTAAGCTTATTGATGAGAAATACCCTCGCATGTCAGCTATTTTGTCTTCTATACAGGACCCTATGTATAAAGAGGCTGCCGTGTATGACTTTATCAAGGATATGAATCTTGATGAGCAGCAACATAAGAAAGAAGATGTGGATCAGGCTATAAGAAAGACTGAATCTCGGTCTAAGACTATGGGTGGTGCGCGTGAAGTGGTACCGAACCCTCTTAATGAAGCGCATAGCTATGAAAACAAGAAAGGGATACCGCTTTCTGAGAAGCAAAAACTCCGTGAAGAGGTAGATCGGTATTCTAGGTAGTGGTTGCTATTTTCGGTTAACTTTCGGTATATATTTTGAGGACGTACGGGACTCGTCACCCCACTGGTTGCGCCAGTTTAATCCCGCTTTAAGGGCGTATGAGCCTCGCCCCCTCAGACGTATGAGACTCGTCACCTCATCAAACCACATTATCACACATCTAATAAGGAGAATGGGATGGCAACTGGACCAACTACTCAATCCAATTACCAATCGGCCATTCAATTACAGTATGTTAAGAAGTTGCTGGCGACACCGTACCCTCAAAATATTCACACTGCTCCAGCTGACTTAACTACTCTTGATTCGAATAATGGCTATATTGCCCGCTTTCAACGTATCAATAGATTGCAAACATCGTTGACACCTATTACAGGTATTGTGGATAAAGCACCACAACGCCCAACGAACGTGTTTATAGATGCGAAGTTACAGCTTTATGGTGATTTGATCATGGTTGAATCAGTAGCAGTACTGACAAACCAAGATCCAATCTTAAACTCGTTCACTAACCTTCAAGGGTTGCAGATCCGTGAAACTGAAGATCTACTTATGAGAAATAAGTATATGGCTTCAGCGGGTATGCTTAACTGTACTGCTGGTTCTAATGGTGATTCACCAACTGAACCAACACGTTCTGACTTTGATAAAGCAGCGACGATGTTACGTAAAGCTAATGGAGACTTAATCGCTCCAGGACAAATAGGTCAAGATCGCTTTGGTACCTCACCATTGAGACCAAGCTTCTTGGCAATGTGTTCTGTTGATCTTGAGCCTGCATTTAGTCAGGGCGTATATGGATTTAAAGCAACTGATCAGTATCCAAACCCAGACTTGGCGTATGGTTCTGCTGAATATGGTTCTGTAGGGTTCTTTAGAGTACTTACTTCTAGTAATGGCGCTGAAACAGCGAACGCTTCAGGATTAGGACGCACTGTGTATGATATCATTCTCGCCGCTAAAGGTGGGGCAGGTATCGTAAACATAGAGAACGGCGGAGTTAACTACATCTATCGTGATGCAATTACTTCTTCCGCATTGGCGCTCTATAGCACAACTGGTTGGACAATGATGTATGCGAACGTAATCAAGAACGATCAGTGGATCTTGAGACTACGCGCAACTAACCAATACGCATAAGGATAAAGAATGGCATCAAACGGAAAAACAGAAATTCAATCCGGGACGTTTACCTCTAATGGTTTGTCTCATGTATTGAAATTTAACCAGGACGTTAACAAACTCGAAGTAGTTAACCTTACTCAAATGACCCTTTCCCCTAACCCAGGTGTTGGTGTTAAGTTTGAGTGGTTTGACGGTATGGCTGCTGATACAGCTATCGAGTATTCAAAAACCAACTCAACAGATGCGCTGAATGCGGATGTAGTTACTTCAGGTGGTGTCACCAAAGTAGATACTTCACTATCAGAAGCTGGTGCATTGCATATTGCTTCTAATACAACACCAGATGGTATTACCGCGGTATCTAGTGCTGCAATACCTGTAGTAACCAATGCTGATGCTAATGGATTGATAGCGGGCGACGTTGTTCGTCTGTATTCAATTGCAGGGGCTGCGCAACTTGATGGGTATGATTTCACGGTAGGTCATAACACCTTAAGTACTACTACATTCTCGCTTGACTATATGGCGACGATTGTAGCAGCAGCGGGGACGTTTACCCCAAGTTCGTTCCGGAAGATCCCTTACGATCCAATTTTCTATCCACGTGTACGCTTGATTACTAAGATCTCTAAAGCTGCATCAGCAGTGATCACGATGAGTGTTACTCACGGATATAAAGTTGGGCAGAAAGTAAGCTTTCGAATTCCAGAAGCATTTGGCATGGTTCAGATGGATAACCTTGAAGGGACTATCACTGCAATCAATACAACTCTTGCTTCAGGTAATACGATTACGGTGGATATTGATTCATCAGCGTTTACCGCTTTCGCTTTCCCGCTTACTGCTGCTGCTGGCTTTAGCCCGGCACTAGTAGTTCCAGTTGGTGAAGACGTAAGCTATGCGGTTCAACAAGGACTTGAACAGCTTGGAAGTGCCTCTTCAAACGAAGGCTACTTAGGTCTTATTCTTGCTGGTGGTGCAAACTCACCTGGTGGAGCAGATAACGATGTTCTTCGTTGGACGACGTATTCATCAGTTATTGATACTACTGAAGCGAAGATAGTTTAATAATTTAACGGGGGAGCCTATCCGGGTTCCCCCTTTTTATAAGGAGCAAGATATGGCAAAAGATATGGAAAAAAGAGAAGTTTCACACGTAGTGGTACCTAATATTCATACGGATACAGATACACGATTTAAGTATGATCACGAAGAGATAAAGGCAACGTTCCATTTTGATGAAGCATCAGGGCAAGTTCTCTCATTCCCGTTTCATAAATACAAAGAGGACGATGTTACCCACTGGTCATTTTCTGATGGCGTGACATATACGATTCCACGTATGATATTTGACCATGTAAACTCGTTGAAGTACCCGATATATAGAGATTTTAGCACCAAGGCCAACCCAAAAGACCCATATGAAGAAAGACGCCAAGAGGTTGTGGGCTACCAAAATAGATGCCACATGTCCCAAGTAGGTAAATATGATATTGGCATGGTTGAAGATAAAGAGTTTAGAGGCCAAAGCTGGATGAATAAAAAAACGGTAGACAATTTAGAGAAGAAGTATGCCAAATAATAGAATATTTCAACCACAGTCACATATTGTTACGAATATAACCAACGCCAAACCGGCAGTGGTAACTACGCAGGAAGATCACCAGTATAGAGTGGGTGATATCGTGCGTATTAACATTCCCGGTATCCCCTTTGATCAAGCAGGTTGGGGTATGCGTGAACTTAACCAGAAAGTAGTGACGGTAACCGGCATATCTTCCGATACTGAGTTTGCAATTAATGTAGACTCTACCGCCTTTGAGCCATGGATAGATGCAGATAATGATAAATATGTACCACAGGTAGTTCCCGTTGGGCAAGTGGCTGATACTCAGTATGGCGCATCAGTAAATACGCTTCCCTCACTGGTAAGGCCATATACTTAAAAAAGGAGAGCCATGGCTGCTATACAGAATATTCGTACCTATACGCGACAGTTAACCAGATCACCCAGTGAAGCACAGTTAACATCCGTTAACCTTGATTTCGCTATTAACACCGTCTACCAGAACGATTTTCCCAATGATCTTAAACTGATCAACCTGGAGAATAATTTAGAATGGACCTGCCAACCAGGTGTTGATCGGTATGAGCTGAGCGAAGTGCCAATTGAAGGTGGGGTAACGAATGCCAAAGATCTCACGATCATGCTAGACAATCCGGCTTACATTGCAGGTATACCCGCATACATCTCCCAAAACCAATCAGAGTTCTATAGCTTGTACCCTAAGATAAATACGATCACTTCAATTGGTACGGGTAATGGCACAATAGCTACGTATACCGGAACCCTTGGCACATATGTCTTAAAGCGAGAGCTGGTATTTACTTCAGCAGATGCAAATAATAACGCACTTGTAGTAGCAGACGATGGCGCTGGAACATTAGCCGGTGATGGTACGGGAACAATCGATTACTTCACGGGTGATTTTTCAGTTACCTTTAACCCAACAGTTCCTGGAGCAGCAAAAGATGTCTATGCGCAGTATGTACAAACACCACTCTCACAGCCATACACGATTCTTTATTTTAGTAATTCATTCATTCTCAGGCCGGTTCCCGATAAGGCATACGTGATAAGTATTCAAGTCTATGAACAGCCAACAGCACTATCAGATGCACAGCAAGACCTTGTACTCAACCAATGGTGGCAGCTTATAGCCTTGATGGCAGCACGCTTTGTACTCAATACACGCAGCGATAACGATACAATAGCCCAAATAATGCCTGAGCTTGAACGACAACGGTCATTAGCATTATCAAATACGGTAAATAATATCACTAAGCAACGAGCGCCCACGATATATCAAGAAGATAGGCCATCTCGTTTTTTAGGGTCTAGTTGGAATAATTATTAAAAAAAGGATAAAAGATGGCTCTAAATGACGTTCCGTTGACCGGCCAGACACTTAACACGACCAGGCCACTTATAAAACAAAACTTTATCACATTCATTGACGATCAATTTAAAGTAGATCACAAGGAATTTAATACTGGTGCAGACTCAGGCAAGCACAAAGGTATCCATCTTATTGCAGGCGCTCTCAGTCCAGTTATAGGTGCAGAAGAAGTTGGCATATACAATACCGTAACCGGTGGCGTACCCGCTCTTATGCTCCAAGCAGGGAGTGCAGGCACAGCAGTGGATATAACAGGATCGTCTAAAGTAGAAACAATAGGTTATTGTAGGCTTTCTGGTGGAATATTAGTTAAATGGGGATACTCATTGTCGCCAACAAGAAATTCATTTTCAACAGCCTATTCATTTAATGATGCCAGTGTTCCGAATTTTTCAGCTCAACCATTTCATATGCAAGTTACTACAACATTTCAAACCGGGGCAGGCACAGACTCAGGTTCCCCTCGATCATTAATAATTGTGTGTGGTCAAAATTCTTCAGCACCATACAAACTCACTAAGGATCAATTTTTTGTTTACCATAAGGCAGTTGCTACATTACCTTCTCCAGTTTATTTCTATTGGATAGCATTAGGTCTGGGATAAGTCATGGCAGATAAATTTTATATTGGCCCTTATGACCAAGGATCAGGACAAGTTAATAACCTGAAGCCGTTCTATATCGTAGACCAGGCATTTGAACGCTTAGAGAATGTATACGCATGGCGTGGACGCATTAAAAAGCGACCAGGATCACGACTTATTGGTAATACCATGCAGTCATCACGATTACGTGTTGCAGTGGGAACCTACGGATCTCCTGATGCAGCAGTTCCCGCAGCAGCCGGTGCAGTAGGCCAAATGTTCTCCATTGCAGGAAACGCGGGCCAAGAAGA